ACAAAGTCACCACTTTCATTATCATATGGAAGAATATAATTTGTTACCAATTCGTTTTCTGGGAACTTGGTATTAAAATCAGTTACATTATTTTCAAAATCAACCACTGAAATCTGAGACTGTGAAATGTCATCAAGAACAACGTTTGGATATGTAACGGAAGAAAGTCTGTCAAATAGCAGAGCAAAGAAGCTAGAACCTTCAGAAATTTCAACTTGCTCAACAACTGCATTGGTTACTGGGTCTCTGTAAGGGGTTGTTGCTGTAATTCTAGCAACAACACCAGACTGTGCTGCAACAATCACATCATTCAGAATGACGTCATAAAGACCTGGAGTTGATTGATATGTACCTGTGGTCTTACTTAAAGTAAGTTTGTTGGTGATTGTAATATCGGTTCCATAGAAAGGAGTATCTTGCTGGAGAGAACCTGCAGATGTACCAAGTCTGGCTCTTTCAACAACAATAGTTGTCGAATCTACATTTTGTGTGATAGAAATAACTCTGACAATTTCACGACCAATTTGATAGTCTTCGTTAACAACAAATGTTCCAGCAGGAATATTTTGTGGTTCATCTACACTAGATGTGTAACTAATTACTTCAAGGGAGGTGGTAGAAATGCCAACGCCATAACGGAGTTTTGCAAGAGGTGTTTCAGAACCACTCTCAAGGTTAACATCTTCAACAGTTGCAGTGTTGCCTTCCAGATTTGTAATACTTTCTCCAAAGATGAAGAGACCGTTATTAACTACAGCAGTCTGAGTTGCAAACAGCGATGCAAATCCAGTAGTGTTGCCCAGAACAAGTTCATTGGGAGTAAATGCTGTACCTACAGTGAAGAAACCAGAAACAGTATTTCCAACAACTTTAGTTACAGTCAGTTTAGCACCAGAACCAGTACCAGTCAGAGTGTTTCCAATATTTGGGAAAATGCCACTAATGCTGCTGAAAGTAATATCAACAGTATCGATTTGTTGAATATCTACGTTTACATACTTGACGCTAGCAGGGGGTTGAGGTGGTTCAGAGAATACGATAGAATCACTTTGAATCTCAAATGCAACCTTTGGAGTTTGAACAACACCATTAAGGATGACCATTAACTGATTAGCGTTAGCAATAACTGGATCGCCATTGTTAACAGTCAGTGGGAATGCAGTCCTAACACCATCAAACAGATTGGAAATATCGTCAATTCTTTGAACAACGGATGTAAGAATATTCTCCGAAGAAGTTAATCTCTTCTGGCGGAACAGAACCTCAGTATTATTAAATTCGCTGTAAATGGGTTCAACTAAAGTAAAGTTTTGAATATTAGGAACAATTGCTTCGTTAGCAAGTTGAACCGACTTAGTTAATTCGAAATCAGTTGTTTTGTTGGGAATTGTGGTGTAATCGCTGATAGAGAGTTCACCAAATACTTTGAAAGATGCTGGGTGAACGTTTCTAATCAGAATATCCTTCCACTCACTAATCGATACTGCAGACTTGACCGCATAGGAGAAGTCTTGATAGTAATAGGAGTCTTGAATCTTTTGAACGATTTCCGAAGGTTTACCAACGTCGTCGATAAATTGACCTGTTGTTTTGGTGATAGAACCAACTTCTAAAACACCTCTAGCAATCTTAAGTGTAGAAATAACACCAGAAGACTTAGAAATAACACCAGTTACACGCTCACCTTCAACAAAGGTTCCAGTGTAATCGACGAGTTTGAGGATTCTTGGTCCAACTTGCCAACCAGAGTTAGTAGAAACGTAACCCGTTGCAGTTGCAACACCAAGGGAATTCCCCTGGTATACCAATTCACCTTCGAGGAAAGTAGATGTGATTACGTTTGCTTCAGCAGTAGCACCAAAAGAACTCGTTAACACTTGCTGACGACCAGTTCCAGCGTTTACATAGTTAATACTATCTCCTAATTCAGCATTAGCTGGAGTAAGAGCTAACTTTAACTGGTCATCTTCCAAAGAATTTTCTGTTCCAGCAATAGCATAATATGTTGTACTACCATTCAGTCTACCAATAGCACCAGCAGCAAGAGGAAATTCAACTCCATCTCCAGTATCAATTGCGTTCAGTGTAACTTCAGCACCATTTTGAATTCCATGTGGGAACGCAAACTGAAGAAGACCGAGGTCAAGGTTAATTACATAGTTGAAAGAAGACTTCAATACAACCGATGGTTGCGATGAATATCCAGCACCAGGGTCTTTAACTTCGATGGTATTAAGTCTACCATTCTTGATTGTAGCTTCTGCGATAGCTCCACTACCGCCGCCACCAGTAATAACAACCTCAGGTGCCTGAGTATATCCAGAACCAGGATTGGTGACCGTAATACTATCAAGAATACTGGTTGCCGTTAACTGTGCGTTAATTGGGAATGTAATTTCTGGTCTGAGGGTATAGTCATGTGGATAATCGAAACCAAAGTTGTTATTCTTAAGATTCTTAATCTTACCAATTTCCTCACCCAAGGTAAAGAGGGATGCTCCTGTTCCGAATGGAGGAATAACAACATTGACGATAGCACCAGAACCTGTAAGACCAGGACCAAGAATGCCATTTACCGATTCTATATCGATAAATGCGCTGGTATATCCTTTACCAGGGCTTGTTACAACAACCTTCTGGATTTGTCCTGGAATGAGTCCACCCTCTTCATCTGTTCCATCAGCAACAGTGATTGCAACGATTCCCCCTTCACCGTCACCCTGAATGGGTACTCCAGCATAAACACCAACTGCATATTCTGTTCCAGGGTCTTCAATTTCAATTCTTTCAATGTTTCTAGTCGATTGAATTCTAGAAACAATTGGGAGTTTTGTATAGAATCCACCTGGGTTGACAATACGAATTTGTCCAATAGAACCAACTGCCTTAACAGAACTTGTAGAATACGAAGCATTTGCAGTCGTAGCAGGACCTTCTGGTTGATTTAAAAGCAAGAATCTAAATTCATCATCACCTCTAGTAATTGTTCCACCAGATGTTGATGTGATGGTAAATGTTCCAACATAAGGAGAGAAAGTAACGTCTAAGTAACTTTCTGGGATAATTGGAGAATCAATGCCAGTTCTAGATGGATCAAAGTAATATGAAATATTTGTAATTACATCTTGAGTCACCTTAAGTTTTACAGAAGGAGTCGGTACTCCTTGTCCAGTAACACCTGGAGTGCCAATTCTTTCAATAGAGTTGAAAGAATACTCCAGTTTGTAAACAGGGTCTTTAGAGAAAGAAAGGTTTCCACCAAGCAGAGATGAGTGACTAAGGTCAAACAGATACTGATGACCATAGTACATTTTCAGAGTTGGAGACTTAACAAAGATACTAACGCTAGATGCATTTGAAGATGGAAGCGATACAGCAGTTTGCGAAAGTTTGTAAGTAAACTCTACAGGGCTAATAATTTCATCTACAGGGAAAGAACCATCATACTCATCATAGACAACATTACCAACTGTTTGAGATGGGTTACCATCAATATACAGTTGCTCACCAGCAGTCAAATAGTGAAGTGTATTGCTGATTACATAAACGGTATCGCTATTAGAAACAGCAGTAACCTGCAGAATCTTCGAAAGATTTGTAATCAAGGTAATCTTCAAGACTCCAGTAAGACCTATAATCTGAGCGGTAGAGTATGAAGCATTCCAAGTGATTTGCCCAGGTTCCAGAACTACAACAGAACCAACAGAATATGTAGAAGAACCTCCCACTTCATCAATTCTGACAGAATAATCAAATTCACTGAATGACTTGAACTTAGCATACTGGTCTAAATTATTAGTTCCACCAACTTCTTCTGGTGCATCATAAGTTGCTAAATCGATATCAAAGGTTCCTGGAGTGGTGTTATCAACTTCAGAGAATGTTTGTCTGATTTCATTGATGTCATTTGGAACAGGACCAGTAATTCCAAAGGTATCCTGCTCATTGAACTGTTCAGTAGATAATTCATAAACATCAATATCATTATCCCAATCATTATTGTTAATAGCAACAAAAACTTTAAGATTATCATAATCAACTTTGGTAATGTAACCGCTATTGACAAACGTTTGACCGTTTTTAAGAATCAGTTTCGATCCAACAGTGAATACAAAAGATTGATTGATAGTGAGTTCTTGAACATTGTCAATCTTGACAATATCAAAGGTTTTGAAGTAATAACGGTCTCTTACGTTTGCAGTTACCTTAAGTTTTTGAGAACCAGGAGAAGGAACTGTAGAAGTTCTGGAGCTCCAGATGTCTCTGCTATAAGCAAGAGTTACAGTACCCTCAGACATTGTTGTTGAAGCATCACTGTAATCTAATGTCTGCAATCCAGATTCGCCTAATGTGTATCCAGTAGAAGTGATTATTAAGGCAGACCCAGTAACAGCATTTACAGAAGTTCTAACAAATCCATAGTCGGAATTAATAAGATTATCAAAAGTTCCAAGTCTGTCTGCATCAGCATTCTTATCGGACTTATACCCAAATCCAAGATAATCGATATAATCATATCGGGAGAGTTGCTGATCAAACCAAGTGGTATCTACCCATGTGTGATTGAGAGCAATAGCACTTGCAGAAGGAAGTGCAGTAAAGTCGCTAGGATAAGTTACCGCAACAGCTCTATTACGGATTCTCAAAGCATCGATAAAGAATTGACCTTGATTATTTTCAATAAATCCACCAGTGCCAGCAAATCCAGGAATATTGCCAATGTGGATATCTTTAGAACCAAACAAGGTATTGTTGACATTACCACTGATTTGCTCAACTCCATTAATATAAACCTTGAAGTTGTTACCCTCTTTCTTCAGAGAAATTAACTGCCAAGTGTCGTTAGCAAAAAGATTGCTATTAGTTCCAACTGCAGCAGCAGAAGAAGCAATAGTATTACTAGAATTCGCAACTACAAGTTCAACTCTACCATTATCGGCACTACCATCGGTATTATAATACAACCACAAACCACCAGTGGTATCGGTTGCATCGCCAATAGAAAGAAGTGTTTGCTGATTGGCAACTAGAGTCTCTGCATTTCCATTAGTATTGTCCTTGTAGAGCAAGAAATCTACAGTAAAATCATCAGAAAGTGCATTACCTAAAGAAGTACCAGCAATTTTTGCAGCACTATTTTCCCAAACAGTAGGTTGACCTGTTTGGAATCCATAAATTTTAAGAATGGAGTTTTCATTAACTACCGAGTTATTCAACCCAATCGTAGTGAGGGTATGGTGCTCGGTGGTATCCGATAAGTCGGTATCAAAACTAAAGACTGCTTCATTTCTATTCCAAGATGTTTGACCAAAAATGTAAACATCTCCAGAAACATCAACATCCATTGCATGTGCAGTAATACCCTCTACAGTATTATCGACAAAATCTGTTGTAACATGATTGATGATTTTGCCCTTGTAGTCAAGTTTTACCGTATCAATAGTCTTCTTATTGGTGAGATGGTTTGTTCTTGTAAATGCAACGTTCAGTTCGTTAAAGATATCAAGTTTGGACTTTTGTACAAGATTAATATCTCTACCTGGTGCCAAATATCTATAGTTCCAAATATTGACGCCATCAATATCAAATTTACCAACCCAAAAACTGTCTCTAGTAATATCGTCACTCTTAAGTTGAAGAGTCGAAGATATATACATCTCATCAAATTCGTCAATAGCCAAACTAGTATTCAAGAACGAATATGCATTGTTCTTAATTTCCTTAACCCAGTTAACTGTAAATGCTGTATTATTGACAGTTAATCTACCGAGTGCAAAATTAATATCTGCAGCATTCTTAGATGTTGCTGTTTCCAAGATAACAAATAGATTGTCATTAGAATCAAAGGCAGCATCTACAACTTTTTCGCTAAGGTTTGGAGAAGAAATTTTTCTCTTGATGCTAAATGTGCCTATAGAATCTAAGATGGCGATAAATCCATCATAAGGACTTGAAGAGTTAGTATCAGTATATCCAGCAATAAGAACTTTGTCTTCACCTACTGGAATAATCTTAGTGATATTATCAGAACGAGTACCACCAGAAATGCCCGCATATGCTTTCTGGAACTGCAGAGTTGCACTCAATCCATCATTTGCTTGAGTGTACTTAGCAACAATAATATCTGGGTTATATGCATTCAAGATGCTAATATTTGGTTTGTTTACACCAACAACCCAAATAGTATTATTGTTGACATAAACTTTATGAAACTCTGCATACTGTAGTCCAGAATTTAACTCAAGAGTCTTTTGCCACTCTTTTACGCCACCTGCAGATAACTTTGCAACAAATGCGACGGTATTTCCATTATCATCTAAGGTTTTACCACAGATAAACGATTCCTTGCTGTCATTTACAAAACAATCATTTACTTTCACATACTCTTGATTATCAATCTTAGTAACAAAGTAGTCAGCTTTTTTGAATACCTGTGGATGTGAGAGAATAACTCGTGGATTCTCTGTATATCCATTTCCAGAATTCAGAATTCTAACATTTTTGATAGATCCAACAGAATCTACAACTGCTTCCAATTTGCCACTTTCTCCATCACCATCGATAACGATTGTTGGGGGAATGTCTTCATTGTAACCACTACCAGTTTGGTCAACTACAATTTCTTCAATACCTCTAAATTGTCTTACTACAAATGTCTTATTTGTTGTTTCAATATTCTCCTCATAATCAATAAAGACAGTATCACCTTCAATTAAGTTGTGGGGTTGCTCGGTTCTTAAAACACCATAGTTTTGACTATTGACATATTCGTAGTCATAGGAAATGATATTCTCACCATTGATTCTGGAAACTCTAGCAGAAGCTCCAGATCCACCAGTGCCCTCATTGTTGAAGATTAATTTGTCGTTGACCTGATAGTTTTCGCCAGCATTTTCAATTACAAAGTCGGTAATAGAAGCATTTTCAAATCTACTAATAGTTTCTACTTCAATATCAACTTTAGACTCTGTTTTTACCTTGGGGAAGTAATCAAAAATTTGAAGAGGTGGTTCTTCCAAAATTTGATCTGGGTCATCAGTCTCATCTTGACTAATTACACCATCTCTATTTTCATCTTCAACTTCAAACAGCAGTAAGTCGCCATTTTCGAGTGTCAATGCATTTGTCGATGCATTAGGAATTCTTTCTACATCAATATCAACATTTTGATATGGGTCTCTAAAGCGAACAACCCCCCGAGGAATATTCTGTTGAATTGCAGAGTCTACAAGGTTCCAGGAATCTACAACGGAGTTAAAACTTGGACCCAAAACATATGGGAATATGGGATTACCATCCTCGGTGTTGTTTATGGTAACAAAATAGCAATATCTGCCATCTGGATATTCTGGAGTCTTACAGAATCTTCCATTATATTGGTCTAAGTCTCCAGATGCAAAAGAATACACATAGTCTTCGATAAAGGTTCCTGCAGGGTCTACGGACAGTGCAGAACCTTCGATTCTATATGGATTTGGATTTGTAATCTGGTCGTAAATTAAGTTGCTTCTGAGTCTGTAGGAACTAGAAACTCTAATGATATTGGATGCCTGGTCAGTTGGGTCCTGATATCCATATGGACCATAAATGGGAGTTCCATCAAAAGCCCAACCGATAATGGGGGAGTGCTCTAACTGAGTTTCTTGCTCTTTGATTTCACCACTAGTATTTTCAAATAGGTTATCACCTAAAATATAACGAAGTCTTTGCGGATTGGAAAGGTGTGCGTATTCGCCACCATACTGATTATTAAATCCTTCAAAGACAGAACCTTGGGAAGAATCAAATGTGGAAGATTCTTGTAAGTTGTAAGTCCACTGGAATACATTTGCATTAAACTGTGCATCCTGTCCGATGGAGGTCAAGTTAATAACAGTAGTACCTTGAGAATATCCAATACCCCTATTCAGGATTTCGACACCAGTAACTCTACCAGCATTTTCTCCTTCAGTATCAATAATTGCTCTTGCTTTAGCACCAAAACCTTCACCCTGAATTTGAACTTCTGGAGCAGTAGTGTATCCATTACCAGCAGAAATGATAGCAATAGAAATAATACGACCATTGTTGACGATTGCTTGTGCAACTGCGCCAGTACCAGAACTAATTACAACATTTGGAGTGGAAGTATACGATGTACCCTGAGTTAACAGGTTTATGGACTTAATTGGACCACGAACAGATGCTGTTGCAGTAGCTCCAGTTCCACCGCCACCAACAATCGTAATGATTGGTTGGGAGATGTATCCTGTTCCTCCGTTGGTAATCAGAATATTGGATACACTACCCTTAGTGATAATTGCCGTTGCAGACGCTCCAGAACCGCCTCCACCAACGATAGAAACCAGTGGGGAGGTTGTGTACCCAGAACCACCATCTTCAACCTCAATGTTGGTTACAGAACCGTTTACGATGACCTCAGCAGTAGCACCCGACCCGCCACCACCAGAGATTGTAAGATTTGGTGGAGATGCAGCATCGTAACCTTGACCAGGATTAGTAATCGAGACATCAACGATTGGTCCAAAAGTTTTGGTTTGAGTTGATTTGTAAGACCAGATTGATACACCATTTACCCATGTACCAATAGGTCCTGGTACGATATTATTTTTGGTGGAAATAGTTACTGGGGATTGGGGGAATCTATTTAACTTTCTCTGGTTTCCAGGGAAAAGCGCCGACCCTGGGAAAGGACCAACATTATAGTTAGGAATACCAGTAGAAGCAACATAGACATAATTGTCGTTAAAGAACGAGTTCTGAATATTAGTTGTATATACAGAAATACTGTTATTGATTGCACTATCTACAGACTTACCCTTATTAAGGTTAACCGACACAAGAATATTGCCCTGGGGTTCAACCAATGCGGTTTGGGGCAGTTGATATTGGAAAACTGTGTCGCTATCTCTAGATGTTACAGTAAAGGTTCCGTTATAGAGGATGGGGTTAGCACCATAGATGGTAACCTCATCACCAACCAACAAACCATGGTTATTAGTACAAGTAACTGTTGCAAATCTATCGTTGATTCCGCCAAAGGTGATGAACTCAACTTCGATTAACTTTTTAACATTATACAACCAAGTTGTTAAAAGTGGTTGTTCTCCAGTACCACCAAGTTTTGCAACGGTCAATTTATCTCCAGGGAGATAGTAAGAACCAGTATCAGTCAAATTAGTTTGTTGAGCATCAACGATACCAACAATGTTCATGACAACTTCTTGAGGAGTTCCCTTGTTCAAGTATACTCTAAAATTAGAAGTTACTTCGGTAGCAGAGTCCCAAGCTCTAGAACTTCCAACACCACCAATAGAACCAGCAGAACCTCTAGTACATTCAATAAACTGGTTTAAAGACTTTTCCTTATACTGAACTACTTCAGTATTACCAAGAACAAATTCACCGTTTCTTTCTGGCCAACCAATAGTAGAGTCAACTGTGATTATACTATCTGTATCAGTCAGTGGTTCAGCAAGTTTTGTCTTGTATGGTACAACAAAAGTGCCCTGAATAGTTTCTTCGGAAAGAACTAATTCATAAATGGTGATGTTAGCAGTCTCAATTGCAATATAGTTTTCAACAAGAGCACTAGCATCTTTAACATTAATGTCTGCAATGTCTGCCTCTTGCTGAATCAGAGCATCTTGAATATTTCTTGGGTCACCACTAACTAAAGTTGCACGCAAAATGGTGTTAATAGACCAAGTAGCGGCGGATGGTTTAATAATTTGGTCTTTTGGATAGGAAACACTTACAGACTCGCCGTAAAGTAGTTTGAACAGATATTCAATACTAAAAGTAGTTCCCTTAGTAGAATAGAAAGACTTAATATTTTTAATTGCTGTTCTTACATCGATTGCATTGTAATCGAGTTTAGGAACATCTGGTAAAAGTTGCTCAGTATATTTGTCGAGAACTCTCTTGACAAATACTGCGTCTAGGCACTTTACTTCAGCACCAACTGTTGCACTAGAAGCAACGGTATTTGATTGGAAGATGGCATTTCCATCTTCTGTATACCCAGTGATTGCACTAGCTGCTCTTGCACATCCAAGGAACTGTGCTTTAGAGTACCCAGTACCAGATTCTAATACTTCAAATCCAGTAATTTCATTGATACCAATGTCAACAGATGCAGCTGCTTGTGGAGGTGCTTGAATAACTACTCTTGGTGGGAATTCTTGACTATATCCAGAACCAAAATCTGTAATGTTAATATCAGTGATTCTTCCATTAAAGATAGATGCTACAGCTTTAGCACCAGAACCACCTAGATATTGTCCTGTATTACTTACTCTGTCATCGATAATATATACAGAGGGAATATCAATATATCCACTTCCACCATCAAGAAGTTCGATATTGATTAGTCGTCCATCAGCATCAACTACAGTTTCTAAGACCTGAGCACCGACTGGTTCAATGACTTTGATTCTGGGAACAGTTTCATATCCCTGACCAGCATTCAGAATTGTTACGGATACAACTTCACCATCAGAATTTAAGTTAGTTCTGAGAGATGCCTTAATTCCATTAGGACCAGTTGGTTCATCAATATAAATTTCTGGAGGAGTAGTATATCCAGAACCAGTAGAAATGATATCAATGTTTCCAGAAATAGAACCATTGACAATAGTTGGAGTAGAAACAACTGCACCGCCAGGTTGTTTGAAAGTAATTCTTGGTACAGATGTATATCCGCTTCCAGAATTCTCTAAAGTTACACTAGAAACACTTCCATTTAAAACAGTTGCCTTAAGAATAGCAACAGCCGAACCATCCTTTGTTGGCGATTCAATTTGAACGGTTGGTGGGTTGGTATCGCTATAACCAATACCACCAGAGATTAGTTGCAGATTCTTAACACCATTAATGAGAGCAACTGCAGCTGCACCACTTCCAGAATCAGATTCGATAGTAATTGATGGAGGATATTCAAATCTATATCCAGAACCAGCATTCTTAGTTACAATAGAATAAATTTCTCCATCATTATTAACTCTGGCATTTGCAAAAGAACCAGAACCGAAAGATGGAATAGGAGCATCAATATAGAAGAGGTCAAGTCTTCTACCCTTCAGAGGTACAAGAGTTCTAAAAATAAAGAGGTCTTTATCAAAAACATAGTCAATTTTTGGAAGTAATAGTCTTCCATCATAGTATGCAATAACATACTCATCAACTTCGGGAACAAATTTTTCTCCGCCGATGGTAATCTTAAATTGTGTAACCCCATCCCCAAAAGAAGGAGAAATGTCGTCGAGACTTAAAATATTATTCTCAAGAAATCCACTCAAGAACTGAATACTTGTTTCATCGGCACCATCAGAAGTCAATGCCGTTCTAGGAGCTTCGGTAAAGACAATAGAATTTCCAGATACTTGGAAATCCACTTCAGGAACTAAGTATCTACTGTAAGTTCTTACGAGTAAATGCTTTGCTGTTGGAGCAGCAATGGGTCTATCTTGACTTAGTAAATTAAATTCTCTTTGAACATCATTAAACTGGGAGAGAGGACTTTGAAGTTCAATGGACTTTAATTTTACCTGCTCATAAGAAATACCAGGACTAATAGCAATGTTTGGGGCAGAAATTACGTCTTCATAGAAAATAATTTCATCGCCAATCAGAATAGTACCGTTCTGTGCTAAAAATTGAGAGACACTTTCAACGGCGATTCTGGTCGAATCCGCATCAATATTTTCTACAAGAACAGTTGCACCGTCAAGAATATCAACATCCAGCTGGTCGATATCCAAATAATTAAGAAAATTATTAAGACTGTTTTGTCCTAGACCAGTCTTCTCCTGAGACTTGTAGTAATATTCAATAAACTTTGAAAACAGTTCATACTCCGACGAAATAAAGTCTGGGAGTTGATTTGTAACTGCTTGAGAGACCTTATTGATATTCATCTAACTACGTAAAACAGGAGGATGTATTAAGTGAACCAGCATTATCAACGGTAGGAATGTCGAGGAGATCGGGTGTTACATTAAACACTGCTGGCGTCAAACTATTTAGTGGGATTGCAGATGGGAACTGAGTTCCAATTGGAGTAACTGAAATTTCTGGACTAATAATATTAATAATTGTTCCAGGAGTAGTTGCAGGAATCACAGCACTGTTTGATGGGATAATAAGAACTGGGAGTTGAAGACCTGTTGGCAGATTTTCTGGGTTAAGGATAACACCAACACCAGTGGTTGCGTCAGTAAGTAAAATATCATCTTCATTTGGAATCAATCCACCAGAACCAACAATACTAACGGGACCAAAGCAAATTTGACCTGTAGAATAGTTTACTGTTCCAGCAGCATTGTTGGTGTAGACTTTTCTGTTACCAGTGTTGTAGAAGGTCCTCAGATTGCCATATCCATCATCTTCGAACTGCTGGTCAATTCCAGGTCTATCTGCTGTTCTGAAGGGTCCTGAAAGGATTACAGGTTCTTTTTTACAGTTACTATCACTGCCATCTTGAGATGGAGCACTATTATAAATTGGAGACCCAGTTGAAATGCAATATGTGTTAGTGAGGAAAGAACTTGGATAGATATACTTCAACAAAGTGACCTGGGTGGACACTTCAGTAATACACTTATTAGAAAGTTCAATCGCCCTCTCAAAAGATTGAGAACTAAATGAAGAGTTAAAGTTATTGATTCTAGTTTGTTTACCCCAATCTAATATTGCTTGAGAAATATCAGATTTGATTTGAGAAGTATTAGAACCACATCCAGTATCGTAATTTACAAAAATCTTAGGATTGATGTAGATATTGTCTGGGTCGGAAATAACAACATCAATAGATGCCATGGCATAACTTCTTAACTGATTCGTTAAGTTCTTTTTAGTTTGGTCATTAAGAAGTGAACCAGTTTTTGTCTTAATTACAAGGTAAACTTTACCATATACAGGTGGAGTTAAAGTATCGCCACCAAATGCAACTACTGCTTCAGCATTATTGTAAATATTTTTCGTAATTACTTCATAGTCCTGAGCAGTTACTGCTCTATATTGGGCAGAATAATATCTTGGAGCATAATACTTAATAGACTCAACCGACTCTGCGTCATCACCAAGTTGAGATTTTGCCTTTACAACAACATCTACAGTGCTTGCAGCGTAAGTTAAAGTATTGGAGTCTTTAATAGTACCAATGAAAGAAAAATTCTGAACACCATTAGCTTCCTTACCAGAGGTTACCATGTAACGTAGAAGGATAACTTCACCATCTTTTACAGACCTTCCGATACTATCATCACCAAATCTAATTTGATACCGCATATCATCAGATTCTGATATGAAGTAAACCCTGGTTGTTTTATCTAGATTAGTGATATTGTCTACTCTAGAATACAAATCAGAAGCAGTTGCACTTTCATTTGGTTTTACTCTTACTGTAAGAGTAGAAATATCGGCATCCTGTGCTTGAATAATATATTTTTGCTTAGCAAAAGTATTAACCAAGTAACTGAACTCGATTAAACTCCCCTCATAAATCTCAAGATTCTCAAAAACACCAATACCTGTAGATGGATCTACCTCAATTGTAGTATCATCTAGAATATTCCAAACAAAATTACCACCTGTCGCTACAGGTCCTTTTGGTAGTGTGATTGAAGATGGGTAGAATCCATTGTCCAATACTGTTTGTACCGTTATCTGAAGGCACGCTTTGGAACAACTAATAGACTTTGGAGTATAGTTTAAGAGTTTGGCAATTTTTACAATATTGTCTCTAACACTAGAAGAAGGCAAGAATACCTCATTCAGTGCCATATTGGCATTAAATGCTGTGTAATACGTGTTGTACGCTAGCGTATCAACAAGATACGATAATGCAGAACCATCGAAGTCATAATCCGTAAACTCTGTTCGAGTCCTCAGATATGACTTGATTGAAGATTTAATATCTTCAAAATCTAATGCGGTTAAATTATTTGGTTGCATTATTCTAATTTTTGTAAAACAAACGTGATTTCCTCTACAATAGGAACTCCGATAACTCTATACTCAACAGTTACATTAATCTTGTTATTCTCGTAAATTGGAGTCACAATAACATTAACTAAATCTACCCTTTTTTCATATTGAGTAACTGTATTTATTATCTCATCCCTAATTGCATCCATTGTAAATGGGTCTAGAGGTTCGAACAAAAGTTCGTATACCCTAGACCCAATTAAGGGTTGAAATGGTTTTTCTCCTGGAACTGTTAAGATTAAGTTTTTAATCGCTTGTTTTATAGAATTCTCGTTCGTAACTGCAGAAACATCATCAGTGAACAAATTTCTGGCGAACGAAATGTTGAAGTCTTTAAAACTTTTAGACCTCTTTACATTTTTGCCAGAGATTTGCTTGAGAGCCATTCCATTAAAGCACTATCGTACTATTTATGGACTTAGTTCAACCCTTGCCTTGTCCACGATAGCGTTTCTTAGCGCCGTTACGGGAACTTGACCCAAGATGAGTATTTTTAGACTTACCCTGCCGAGTTTTCTTCGGTGCTCCTTCAATATAATTGCTCTTAGTAAGACCAACTTTTGCTTTTGCCATTAATTAACCTCCTGACATTTCAATGAAAACATTTTTACTGCAACCAGTTACTACTGAGTTGCAAGGGAATGAAGTAGTTTTATTTCCTAATGGGTCACCAAATTTACAAGCACGTTTCTTGCCGATAAAAACTGTTTTTACCGTAGAAAAAACTTTTCTTTGATGCCCAGTAGCGGCTTCCCGACCGCCAGCAATGCCCTTTGTACACCACCAAGCGGGTGTATTTAATACCGTGATGCACTCCTTTCCAACAGATGTTGTAGTATGCACCGTTGGTGTAGGGTGTGGGGTGAGTATGTCTTGGTCCACCATGGGTATTTTACCATTTACAACGACTCTAGACGCTGCTGCAAGACCTACACCCAAAGGTAATTGTGCTAGGGGTGGCCATCTTGTAACTGCGTCCATAGGGTTCAAATCAACGGGTTTGATTTGAATTGCTAATGGAGTATGTGGACAAGGTGAAATTGTACCCCCACCCAATCCTGGATGATGGGATGCTCCAGAACCAAGTCCGTGTCCAGAGCAGTTGCCCATGAATACTCCCAATCCAGATGCCATATTTTTACGTTATCAGTAGTGGATTTCCATATGCTTTAGCAGCATCAACGACAGTTGCAGCAGCTCTTGTAAGGTCATGTAAGAATAATATAGTGCCACTGGCAGACCATTCTTGACAACCAGGTCCAAAAGGACCACTAACTGTACATGCTGTAGTTGATGATGTTGTTACACCCGTTTCTGGGTCTGTTTCTTCGGGGTCACTTGAACCTGGTAATGGTGCAGGTGGTGGACAAACAGTTTCATCGATACCTGGATTGACAGGAGTACATGTCAAAGTGACTGTAATTCTGTCCCTTTCAGCGGGGTCTGCTCTATACTGTCGTATGATGTATTTAGTATACTCAGATGCGTATGGAAGGTCTCCTACACGTCCCTGAACGGTCTCAATGTATGCTTCTTGAAGAACATTATACTCTGGAATTTGTGTTTGAGTGATTCCAGAAATCAAATCTCCTGTTCGAGATTTTCTATCAGAATCTTCTTTTAAGATGCCAGTAGCAAGGTCCTTATAATCAAGTTCATTTAAGTGACCAAGTTCAACGTCCCTAACCATAATATCACGAAGAGGGTCAGTTTTATCCTTTGTGTAGAGTCTTTGTGCTAAAACATCTGCTCGATTTCTCTGAGTGTCAAATTTAATTTCAACATTAGGAGATAAATCTGTAAAATTGACATTGGGGTCAACTGAATCTGCAGATGCTGCAAATTCTTCTCTAGCTTCTGCACTCACACTACCAGGATATGCATTAAAGTATCCATTGTACCTTTCAAGTTTTTCTGGTTCGTATGAGGCATTATTGTATTTGACCGTGGATTCTTTGTATGTGTTTATTATATAAACCCTTGGAGGGTCTATAGATGAATACAGAGTACCACCAGAGATAATTTTGATTGTAGATAGTTGTCCTCCTACAAATACGCCTTCAATCTCAGCATTTTTTCCATTTTCGGAGGGCGATCCAGTAACAACCAAAACAGGGTCTTCACCATTTAGGTATTGTTTTGTCAGATTAGCACCAGGTTCAGTAATTGTAAACCCAGTAACTACTCCATTAGTCACAGTAGCAATTGCCTCTGGAACTACCACGTCATTATAGACATCTGGACTGTTTTTGTCAACGCTAGCAGTAACGTATTGGATGGATTTATCGATAAATTCGTACCTTCCAACCAAACATGCCCTGTCAACAATACCAAATCCCGCTTTTGCAGTGACTACGTGGTTGCGTGAAGAGGTATATTGTGTATCTTTTACAAAATCATTCCCAGATGCGTCCAAATATGCGACATGATAAGGAAAATTATCCAAATCTGTATGATAAACACGGAGAATGTTGTGCCCATTTAGGGTATCACCCGCTCTTAAAACGTCAAAACCTTCCTGTCCTTCAGTAATTTGCACTGGACCTATGCCCGTAACCTTCAAATTTACAGAAAGTGTGCTAGTTGTAGCGTCTGAATGCGTATGTTCATACTCTAAAACAAACGTATCATTGACTGCATAGTTACTTCCAGGACTCAGA